GAAGTCGGCAAGGCGTTATGGGCTAAATTCCGCCGCGCGGGGCTCGCCTCGCTCTACAATGTGTTCGCGTGGTACGTTCTGGAAGAACTGGCCCACACATGGCGCGGGCATTTGGAAGAAGCCGCCGCCAGCCAGCTATCGGCGTAATCAAATAGCCCCGGCCTGTTTTAGGCCGGGGTATGTACCGTAATGCTGTAATCCTTCCCTATACGTTGTCAAAGACCAATCACACACCCCCTTATTCACTGAACAGTCGCTAGGCTTTTGTTTTCAAAACAACGATATTCCCCTTCGGCCTTGAAACAAGAAACCCGTCCCGCTTGCGGAAGCGAAGGAATAGCTCGCCGTATTCCATGCTCTCTGTTGTAGCGTCAAACTTCTTAATCTCTATGCCCTTGCGGTCGCCGTGCTGTACGCGCCGGGGGTTCATGAATACGGCGAAGGGCTGGCCCGCCTTTATGTCAGCCAATTGCGGAAGTATACTAACCTCATGGTAGGGGTACAAGTCCAGCTTCCCCGGCATGGCCTCGGTGGGCCGCCGCCAAACCGGGCGGCCTGTGGTGTCCTCGATATTGGCAATGTGGTTCAGCACCGTTTCGTTCAAAAACCAACAACAGTCTTTGCGCTCCTCGGCGGGGATTTTATACACGGCGTCCCTAAAGTCCTTCCACGCTAGGTCATTTACGCTTGCCCCCTGTATTTCAACCTTCTCCACCCCGGCGGCGGCGATGGCTCCGGTAAAAGGGTCGCTGTCGGCTAACAGACATTGCCTGTCAAACTCCTGCCCATACGCCTCGATAAACTCGTCAACAAACATCGCCCCCAAATCAATAAACACATCCTCCTCGAACTCGTCAAACCACGGAATGTATCCGGCAAGGGTATAGGCTTTAAGCTCAACACGCTCGGCTCCTTTTGGCTTTGAGCCTTTTATCTGCTGTCCATACGCCGTAAGCCAGTGCAGTTCAACGCCGCCCCTGTCCCTTGTGGGTAAAAAGACGCTGGGGCCCATCATTGGCCTGTGGCGGACAAGGTTCATCATCACGCTTTTTTTGGCGGCCTCGCTGATTATCTCCGTTTCGTAAATGGGGTTTATAAGGTACTGGTCGTTAGTCGCCATGTTGCCCATCGGCTCGCCAAGAACTGCCTTTGCCGCTTGCCAGCCCTTGTCTCCCCACGCCACATCGCGGGGGTTAGTCCAGTTGTCCGCTTTCATGTTCGGGCTAAAGGACAAATCGGCGAGGGCTTTGTGGTTTCCCGCCCACGCCGCCGCGATACCTTTGCCAAGGTTAAAAAGCAGTTCGCGGCGGGGTAGTTCCTTGGGATACTTCGCCTGTGTTTTAAGCTCGGCGCGCAGTCCCTTAATTGTCCCTTCCAGCGCCGTAATCTGCGTGAATTGGCTAGAGCTGACCGCTTCAAGGGTTTTCGCCATTTCTTCCAGAAGTATTTCCTTGTCCTTAAAATACTCCGCCGCCTTTGCCGGGTCAGAAAACCCGCTATCCTCGATTTTCTTCATTCCGGCAAGCTTCTGTCTAATCGCCGCTAACTGTCCGTCCATGCGATATTCTCCTGTGAATTATTGATTATGCTCCCCCAAAACGGAGAAGCGATAACGCCTGTCTTTTCTCCCTTTAACAGCCGCTCATCGCCCATTTTCGCCAGAGCGAAAGGGTTAGCCGGAACGTTGCAAATCGAAAACTCCAAAAGTTCCTGCTTGCGGAATATAAGCCGTGTTCCATCCCGCGCCTTGTCTTTGGAAGGTATCTCAATTTCCATTACGCGAAAGCCGACAGAGCCTGCCCGTATTACTCCGGCCTTTACCCTCTGCCCAATGGCCCAGCCGAAGCGGTCAAAAGATTTGTCGTTAAACACAACAACGCCACGCAGTCCCTTGTCGTCAATCGTAAGTCCTTCAATCTTCCCAATCGCCGGAATGTCGTAGCGGTGCGCCCACTGAACAACCGGGTTTTCGGCGAACCTCGAAAAATCCCAGCCTTGCGGGTCTATCCGTTCCCCGCATCGGTCAATGTCAAAGGTGCTAAGCGTCCACGCGATCCCTTCATCGCTCTGTACACCCGCAAGCGGAACCGTAGCGGTAAGCTGGACATCGCCCGCTACTTTCCGCGCTCCTTCCACATTGCGAACCTTCATGAAATCAAGCAGGCCGGAAATAGTATCAATCCGCAATGTCCCGGTTTTAATCTTAAGCTCCATACTTTAATATCCTTCTGTCGGTTTCTTTCTTCACCGCCGCCCACGCGGGCAGCTTCCTGTTCAAAGGCCCCTTGTCAATGAACCTGATGTCCCCCGGCGTAACCAGCCTCAGTGTCCACGCCATAGCGACCATCTCCTCGCGGTTTCTGGCGTGGAATGTGTCATACAGCCTGTCCAGATGGTTGTTCACGGTTTTGCGCGACAGGTGTAGTTCCTGTCCAATGCGTTCAGGCACAAAGCCGCAGCACAATAAAATCAGGCACTCCATCATTCTTTTGGTAACCTTGCATTTTGTGTCGGGCCATTCATCGCGGCTTTCTATCAGCGTTTGAACAAGCGGCGAAACATACCGCCTGCCGTCCCGCGCGGCTGTTACGCCTTTCTTAAATTCATCCTCCCCGTCCCAAAAGTTGATATATGATTTCGCCCCATGCCATATAAACCACGCGGCAAGGCTTGGCGGGTAATCGTGGAACGAAACAATCGCTATATTCAAACGCGGGAACAGTCCTAACAGTTCCCCTGTCATATACGAGGTAGCGGCCTGATAAAACCAGCTATCCATCATTAACATCCGTGGCTTGCTTTCGTTTATAACCATGTTAAGGCCGTCTTTATCCGCTCCGGTAAAGGAAATGTCTTTATAGCCGTAAGCTCCCTCAAACAGCTTTTTGTAGTGAGAAAACAGATTTTCCGCCCTGCTTACAAAAAGCGTTCCCCCCGGCATTATTTCCTTTCCTTCTCCGTCCCGTCTAAACCGCGAACAGCTTCAATGTTTCTTGGCCTGTGCCACACGTCTCCCCACGGCTTTGGCTCTTTGCCCCGCTCTTTCAGTACGTCATTGATTGTTTTTAATCCGGCGTTTATCTCCGCGATGTCTCTTCGGCTTTGCGCGTCCTCTCCTTCCTGTAGTTCGGGAATATCCCAAAGGTCAAACCGTCCGGTTTCTTTAAGACCAAGGCGGATAAAAAACTGGCTTTCAAGTATCTGCTCAAACTGGCGAAGTAGCGGAATAAGCGTGTACTGCCAAAACGCCGAATGTTGCTCCTTGGTGTCCTTGCCGCTTAACGCCGATTGCCTGTCTGAAATGTTGGCGACCCTCGGCGGTATTCCGTACTTCGCCAGTATCGTGTACAGGTTCCAGCGTTTAAGCTCAAAAAGTTTTACGACATCGGGGTTAAAGCTCAACGCCTCAAAACTCGTTCCTTTTCCAAGCACGGCGATTTCGCGTCCGGCTTTTGCCTGTCCGTATTTGCTTTCCCATCGCCGCTCCAGCGCGTCAGCTTCCTCCGGTCTAAGCGTCTGCTCGGTTTTCAACAGCCCCTGCGGGATCGCGTTGTTTTTAAGTAATGTCGAGTTCGCTTTGTTCGCGTAATAATCCTGTTCAAGTTCCAGCGCGAGGGAAGCCAGCGGGTTAACGCCCCTGTGCGGGTTCCACGGGTTCCAGTCTTTGAAGTGGATTATCTCGTCAGAAAATATGGGCAGTCTTTCATGCCCGCAGTGATAAAACCACCGGGGCGGCGTTATCTGTTCCTCATACGCGCCCCCTTCGCCTGTTTCCCGGTGCACCCTGCGGGGGTCAAGGATATAAATCTCTTTGGGTATGCCGCCTGTATACTCAGGCCCAAACCACCAAAACGCCTCGCCTTCCAAATGCCACCACGCGGCGGTCTCTTTCCACAGGTCAAAGCGTGAAAGGCTTGAGTTCGGTCTATGAAACAAATCGTAAAGCGGGCCATTTTTTAATTCCACCCCATCATGTTCAAGCACAAAATCAGCGCGGGCCAAATTGCGGATTAAAATGTTAATCGCTATGTTTACCCATGCGTTGCGTACATAATTATCCACGCAAGAGGGCTTATAGAATTTATACAAATTATCGCTATCGGTCAAGGAAAAACGCCTGTCCGCGCGGTTTTTTGTGTTTAATTGTCGCCTGAGGTTTTGGGTAAGCATCCTTATGGGGTTCACGCGAATATTACTCCCTGCTGGACACCGGAAAACACCGCGTACCGCAACGCGTCAAGGTAATGGTCGTTGGCCTTTACAATTTTCCCCGCCTCGTCTCGGCAATAGTCCCATATTTCAGAAAGTACGCCGCTACAGCGTTCGCATACGAAAAACTGTCCCCGCTCAATCTTGGCGTTTATGTAGTCAATGCCGCTTTCAACGCTGTTGTTCGCCTTAACGCCTCCGGTTATTTCCTGTATCCGCTCGCCGCCAGCGGGGTCGCAGTAGACAGGCATTCCCGCTTCGTTACAACAGTCCAACAGGCCCCGCGCCTGTAACTCGCCGTTAAACGATTGGGTTGTCATGTTAAACGCTCCATACTCGCCAATGACATAGACGGCTTCCCCAAGCCACGCTATCTTTACAAACGTAATGTTCATGCCAAAATCCTGTCCGGCGGCGTAGCGGTCAAAGCGTTCAGGCAGACTGGATGTTTTCACAATCATGCTTTCGTCAAAGCGGTCATAGATAACGCCCTCGGCCTTCACCCACAGGCCGTCCCGGAACCTCGCTCTTTGCTTTTCGGGAAGGACATCAAGAATGTCGGAAATATAATCGCAAGGCAGGTTGTCCCTGTTGTCATTCGGGTTAAGAAGCATGGACTGGTACAGTTCAGGCTTTTCCAAAGGTTCTCCGCTAAGAAACGTCCTTTTCAGCGCGAATATTTTATACGCCCAATGAAGGGGGCTTGTGGGGTTACAGTCATAGAAAAATAAATTCCTGCACCCTGTAATCCTCATCGCAAGCCGTGAGTAGGCGGTGGTAATGGCGGCGTAGCTTAATTGCGAAATCTCGTTAAAGTAAATCGTGTTGTATTCATGCCCCAAAATCTTGTCGGCCTGCTCCCTGTCTCCCAAGCCGCCTATCCATATTTCAGAGCCGTTGCGCAGGGTAACTACGCTTTCATGGGCAAGGTATTTGTAACGGCCTTTGCCTACGGTATTGTCCAGCCACGGAAACAATGTCTCGCGCAAAACCGAAGACCGGGCATCTTTGGCCCGGTAGCGGCATATCAGGTGGCGGCTTCCGGCGTAGCGCAACGCCCTGAACACTATCGCCATCACAAGCACCGCTGTCTTGCCGGAGCGTGAGCCGCCGAATAGCAAAATATGTTTCGCCCCGCTTTTCAACAGGGCAAGGGCTTTTCTCTGCGCCGCCGTTGGCCTGAACACTACGCTGGTTCCCATCGCTGTTACAGCCCCTCAAACTCATGGGCAAATGTAAGTTCGCCCTGCTTCGGCTCCGCCCTGTTGTTGCCGCAAGCCGCTACAAGCCCAGCCGCCTCCCGCTCCGCTTTAATCGCCGCCTGTACCCACTCGGTTAAATTGCCCTGCGTCAGTTCGCACGGTTCCATCATGTCAAGTTTTTTGCTCGCGATGGTAAGCATTTTTCCGGTAACTTCCCGGTGCTTTTCTCCCTGCGCCTCTATGGTTTTCCGTAGTTCAGCCTGTTTCAGTTTTTCCGTGTACCTGTCGTATTCCGCCGCTCTTTCCCGCCAGCGGAACCGGCTAG